GGCGCTGATGCGATCCACTTCCTCTGGGTTGGAGGTCATGTATGCCATCAGCTTTGCCGGGGCATCTGACTCGATCAGGGCGTGAGCAATCGCCGGGGTTAGCGGCAACTCCTCAAACACATCACGGTCAAATCCCGGTATCTTTTCGGCCTCCCGATAAAGGTTCTCAGTTTTGGTATTCGTCGCAGTTGCCTGCGCTGCTTGCCGCTGCTGATTGGCCGACTTGTCCCGCTGATCCAGCTTCCAGTCCGTCAGGCTGTCGATATAGGCCTCTTCAGTCGCGAACTGATCGCGCCTTGGCTTGTCGTCAACTTGCTGTTGCACTGGCTGCTGTTGGCGCTGCATGATCTGCGATGCCTCGCGGAATGCCCTACGCTCTGCCTTGGCCGCGGCTTTCGCCGTAGCTCTTTCTATGCGCTCCTGTACCTCTTCCTCGGAATAGGTCTTGGGTGCGACCGGCTCTTTACTTTCCTCGGGCGGCGCCGTACCGTCAGGAGGAGTTACTGCGGTATTCCCTTGCGGGTCCGTCGCAGCTGCCGGGTTTGCCGTTTCGCTGGCTACAGCGGGCGCGGCTTGCCCTGTCGATGCTGGATCTGACATTTGGTTTCCTTCGGTAAGGATGGCGGGTTAGGCCAGACCCGACTGCGCGTCGGTAGCGGTCATTTCTGACGTGGGGGCGGCCTCAAGTGGCTCGGGTTCGGCCACTGGGCTTCTGAGTGCTTCCACTTCCTCGGGGAGTGGTGGGGCGCTCAGGATTTCAAGAATCGTTTGGCGAATCAGGGGCTGCAAGGCCTCTGGGGAAATCATCGGCTGCAGGGCCTTGAGACGGTCCGTCTCGGCCTGATAGACCTTGATGTTGTGCTCATCCTCTTGCTTCTCTTGCGCGGTTTCCTGCTGCATGCCGGCCGTCAAGAGCTTGGTGTGTTCGGTGTTGGCCTTCTTCTCCAACTCCTGGATGTGCTCATTCATCTTTCCGACAAGCTCTTTGGCCTGCTGCAAGCCTTGTTCCGCTGCTTGCAGCTTCTGGCCAAGCATAGCGACCTGATCACCCGTTTCCTCCTGGAGTTGAGGCGGAAGGATCTTCTCGTAACGCTTCGCCAGCTCATCAGAACCGGGAACGTCCATGTTGCGCCAGTACAAATCACCCGCGATCTGCATGAAGCCGGGGTCTTTCGAGGCAATCTCAGTCATCGCAACCGAGGCCTCTTGCCGCTGGGTCTGGAAACTCGGGCCGGTATCAATCGTCACGTCGTATTTGCCGACGTTCGGATTGAAAATACCCTCCAGGTCCTTTTCGGTCGATTCGACATAAGCAGCGGTCAAATCAGGGTCAAGCATGGCCTTCTTGTCCACGCCATCCAGCCCCAGCATGCGTACAACCTGCTTGGTATCGAGAACCTTGGGATACAAGTCGATCAAAACCTTGGCTTCGTACTTCAAAGCACGGACCAGGTTGTCCGGGAAGTGGAAAGTAGCCGTCTCGCCCTGCACCTTGAGACGCTGAATGCCGATACCGGACTGAGCCTCGCTCTTGATGCCAAAATTGGCGTTCTGCTGGCCCGATGCAGCGCGCATTTGCTCGGTGCTCAGCTGCAACATCTGCACTTGAGCGGTTGGCATTACAGCCGATTCCTGCCTTTTTGGCATTGAAATCTGCTTGCCGTCCTCGCTCCACTCATTCCAGGGTAAGTAGGCGCGGTTTTCCAGGTTCGCCGCACCCCAGATTGACTCAAAACCCTCGATTGCCTCAGCCGATGCCAGATACGGCACCTTGTTTTGCAGTGCCAGGGTTTCAACCGCAGCCGAATAGCTGTAATTGACCATGCGGGCGCTGTCTTTCAGGTCCCGGACAATGCCTTTGCGCACGATCTGACCATCAACGTTCAATTCCTTGCCCACAACCGTAATAATTGGCAGGTAGGAGCCGGGCCACTCGCGCTCCTCGATAGGTTTTTCAGCACCACCCACCAACTTGCACCACTTCCATTGCTTGCGCTTCGTGGCGCGCTTGTTCGCAATGGGAATCATGGTCCCGGCTACGTTCAAGGTATCGCCGTATACCTTAGCACCCTCTGGGAAATCGCTTTGCAGCAGTGGCGTCCCGTCTTCCAGTTGATACAGAACGTCATCGATGTACTCGCACCAGAAGTACTCGGCGCGGCGGATCATGTCCTTTTGCACCCAGCCTCGGGGGTCTGTATTCCCCCATGACGTGCAGTCAAGATCGGGATAATCCTCCTCGCACTTGGAGCGGGGAATGTCCTCGAAAATGAAGCCCCACTTCGCATCCGACCTGTCGGGCTCTACCGCGTCAGGATCAATGAACACCAACCGGGGGTTTGGAATGGGCTTGATCAGGATGATCTGGTTGAAACTATCGAACGACTCGTACTCAGTGACAACCCGCCAGTAACCCTCACCCCCGTAAATCGCATGCTCCGCAGCCAGGTCATGGGCCGTGTCAGCCGTTGATACAGACTGCGTAGACCGTATCATGCCGGCCAGGATTTCAGCCGTTTTCTTATCGGCTCCGTTGTCCACGGGCAAGACTCGTGCCGCCGGCCGGTTCTGCCGAATGTTGTTGATGATCTGGTTGCAGTGCTGGGCCGTGGTGTTAATCGTCAGGCACGGTTTCTTGTTGACATTGCTCCGATCACGGTAAATCTCTGCCGGCCATTGCCAACCGTTATCGCTATCACCCATGGCAAAGCGGGTATCCTCCAGCGCAAGCATGCGGTTCGGCGCGTAGAAGTCGGCGGCGCGGTCATACCGCTTCTTCGCCTGCTCGACTATCGAGCCACCTTCCGGCTTTTTGTCATCAGCCACGCGGCGCCCCAATCGAAACAGCCGCGGCGTAGCCAGTGGCGGTGATAGTCGCCTTGAACTCGGGCGCACGAGCCATCAGCACCGGATTGTTTTGGATCTTCACAAAGCCGAACCTTTCATACCACTTGGCGAGGTCTTTCAAGCCATCGGACTTGCCAAATTCTTTGGGATGAAGCATCAGCACGTAGCCCAGCATGTCTGCCTCTCCACATACCTGCTTCAGCAACTCAGTCGCGTAGCCTTGTTTGCGGCTACCAGGCTCAGTCCACAGGCGGCTTATCTCGCGCACCTTATCCATGTGTGGCGGCAGCTCTGGATTGCGCGTGCAACGCAGCTCGGCGTGCTCGTTCTTCCATTCGCTTTTCAGCTCATCCATGCTTGGTCGCCTTGGTAAAAGTGTTTTTCGAGGTTGTGAGTGCGTTTCTTCTTCGGCCCGCGCATCAGCTCAAGGCCGCGCCCGAACAGGCTCATAACGTCTACCCCGTCGTCATACTTGCCGGCCGGGAAACGCAGGAGCTGATTCATCAGCCTGTCTTTCCATGGCGCTTTCTTTGGTACAAATACCTTGCCCATGCTCGCCATTGCCTGTATCGGCCTGGCGCGCGTGGGCTTGTCATTGATGCTCGCCAGCCATTCGACACGGCAATAGGCCTCGCGCTGCTGCATACGACGCATAAGGAACGGCTCAATTGCCCTTCGGATTGGTCCGGCCTCGCCAAACCAGCAGATCGGCTCATGCTTTGCGATCAGGTCGCATTGCTGCTCAATCCACACATCCGAGGTAACCTGCCCAAACCACCAATCGGTGATGTACAGGTTGTTATTTGCATCTACACCAGCTATCCCGTGTTCAGTGAAGTCCCCGTCGCCGTCAGTCACCGCATAGTCACTGGCGCCGTACATGCGCAGGTTGGGCGGCAACTCCTCGTACTCCTGAAACCAGTCCGATTTGAAGTAATCGCCATCGTCCGGTATGGGGTTTTGCTGATACAAGGCGTTCCAATCACGGGCCGGAAGCACCGACTTGATCTGTTCAAGGCGTTCCAGCGGATACCAATCACCCCAGAGCGGGAGGCCATCGGGGCTGATGGCTGGCAAACTCAGAAGCTCCCATTTATCGCCGTCCTTTTCCTGCTCCTCAAGCAACCTACCGCTTAAGTCGTCGTCATGCCAGCGGGTGTTGATGACCACCACAGCGCCACCAGGCATGAGCCGGGTATAGGCGGTTGATGTGTACCAATCCCAAACCCTCTGTCGGGTTATCTCGCTGTCAGCCTCTTGGCGGTCCTTGAAGGGGTCGTCAATCAACAGGATGTCAGCGCCACGGCCAGTAATGGCAGTTCCCACGCCGGCCGCAACGTACATCCCGCCTGCGTCTGTGTGCCACCGATTGGCGGCCTTCGAGTCCTGAGCCAGCGCCG